GCAACAGTAGTACCAGTATTGCTACCAAAATTTATGTTTGTTGTAGAACCAGCTGCACCGCCAGTACCGATATTTAAAGTTTTAGTATAAGTGGAAGCTGTGACACCTGAACCTATGTTTGTAGTTTGTGTACGAGTGTGACCTGTACCTAAATTTATGGTTTGAGTAGAAGTCATTGCCGCTGAAGAGATGTTTAATGTCGTAGCAGCACCACCAATACTCAATGATGTAGATACTGTATTAAAAGCAGCAAATGTAGAACCACCAACGATACTAGTAACTACTGTTGGGGTTGTTAGTGCCGGAGAAGTAGAAAAGACTATGTTTGTAGTATTAGTACCGGTTGTGCCTGTTGCATTGGTAAGATAATTTAATTTAGCGGCAGTTGTTGTTAACGCTGTCCCTCCCAGTGTTGGCAAGTTTGTAATATCAATATCAGTTGCCCAGAGTTTAGTTAGTCGGTTAGTTGTATTTCCAATTGATTGAGGGGATGTTTGGTCAACTAATACTGCCCCACTGAGACTCGTTAAATAAGTATTTGTATCTAAGGTGAAAGTATTAGCACCTGTCATTTTAACAAACGCTGGAGAGGCGTAAGTAAGTTCTGATACTGATGTTAAGTTAGAATTTAGAGGTTGATACCCCCCTAGATCAGAAGTTAGAGCCAATGTACCGCTAGCATTTGGGAAAGTAAATGTTTTATCGTCACCTACTAATAAGCCAGTATCTAGTACAGCATATGGGCTAGAATCGCTAGTATATAAAGAAATTTTGTAAGAATTACCTATTATAATTCCGGCAGCTCCGTCTCCGCCATACAAACTTACAGTCCCAGGTAATATACCGCCATGTCCACCACCTATTTCAACATTTCCACCATACCCTAGGTCACTAACACCAGGGGTAATATAGATGTTACCAGAACTACTGTCGGTTTCAACGCTGTCTGCTGTTGTTAATTGTAAATTATTAGTAGAAGGATAGGTAATAGTTGGATCAGCAGTAGTGATAATACCATTTGTTGTTCCATTTACTCCCAACACTAAATGGTGAGAAGTTTTATTATAAGAAAAAGCACTATCAGCTCCAAATGATCCATCATTATTGAATTGAACTTCGGTGTTAGAACCAGCAGGGGGTGTTGGAGTAGTTCCCCCACTCCCCACCAAATCTAATTGACTAGTAACTGGATTAAATTTTAACCCCATTAGCTTTTTGTAACTGAACTGATAATTTGTTTTGTACCAGCATCACTATAAACGACGGTTATTGTCCCAACTACAGTTCCTGAAGAACCACCAGTTTTATAAGTATAAACTTCAGTTGAAGTATCGGGATAAGTAGCTCCAATATAGTCAAAAGGTACTGTTATGAGTGTGTTTGATATATTAGTTGATCCCTCTGTTACCATTGCACCAGTTGATGGGTTAGCCTTGACTATAACAATTGATTCATTATCAATTTTAGATACACCCAATAACGATGGTACTCTGTTTTCGTCTCTTTTTGCGTTTGACATAAAAATACCCGCTTATATAGCGGGTTTAAATTAACCTAATACTCTATTATAGCATTTTATTTCTTTTCTAAACCGAAATGCATTACTTTAAAATTACCAGATTCTCCTAAACCGACGTTTTTAAATTTTTTATCAAGTATATTATTTAAGTGCTTTTGACTGTCCAACCATTTTTCTACACTGTTTACATTATCAAAGTCTTTGGCCATATTTTCTCCAGCGTCTTTAAATTTATACCCTGCATTTTTGATTAAATCCCAAGACATTTTTCCATCTGGGTCAACATGACTCCAATAATTACGGTTAACCATATCGTCTGCTTTTGACTTTGAAGATTCATTTAGCCTTTGGTCTTGTGTAAGTTCTGGTAGTCCGTTATCTTTTCTAACTCTATTTATTGTATTTATAATATAATTTATATCAAAAGTATTACCTTGGTAGCATTTTAAATTAGCTTTCTCTTTTGGGATATCTGATAACATAATTATTCATATTTAACAAATACATTACTGTTTGCCCCTGTTATTGTCAAAAAAAGTCCTGTATTGAACAAAGTACCACCAGCTCCATCAAAAGATAAACCAAAAGGCTGAGTTTGAGCGCCCATTGTGCCAGATGACCATAATACAACACCAGATGTTGATGCACCGTCATACAAAGTAATGACGCTATTATTAACGACAGCACTTATATTTGCCAAATGTAAAGACCCTGGGCCATTTTTTAAAAGTACGCCAGCAGTTGTCCCTTGTTGAAAATAAGTTTTAGCTTGTGAGTTTGGTGTACCATATCTTGATATAGTCATTACCATGCATGAAGAAGTTACAACACTTCCTACTCCAGTGTTAGTATTGTCAAAAAATGGTCTTAAATGTTGTGTCCCACATAAAGAAGTGGTGGTAGCCATTGATGTATGTATTGGAGTCCCATCAATGACAAACATTACTCTCTTATTAGTGTAATAAATTTCAAAGGTATGATAGTTTGTGTCTATTGTGTAAGTTCCGCCAGTGGATGACCCTTTACCATTAAAACTTCCTGAATTGACTACGGTATTATTTCCTGCTTTTCTCTTTACAATACTAAAAGTAGTTCCACTTAATTGAAAAAAGTATCCGTCTACTATTGGTAAAATATTACAAACACCCCATCTTCTAGTATTATTATCAATTCCAATATCTCCAACTTTTAATACAGCTCTATAATAATTCATATTAGCACCCATATAACGAGCTAAAGAATTGGCGTATATACCAGAACTTGAACCACTATCAGCAGTGGTTGTTAAAATTGCTTCTGTATTACTAACCGTTACCGTTCCATTAGATGCCAAAACAGATGTATAAAAATTAGAATCTAAAGTAACTCCGTTAAATACACCGCCAGACAAACGATAGTTTTGAGCTACCTTTAATTGATTAAGCATAGTCCCCTCTATGTCGTTTCCATATTCATCATTTAGTTTAGTTGTTTGTTCTCCATTAGTTTGATTATCTGATGTAGCTGGATCAATTATAGTGTCTGTAGAATCTACAATATTGGTTTCTGTTAAAAGTCTCTCGCTAGAATCTCTTATTTTAGCTGGTATTATTTTCCTACTTAAAGTAGACTCCGCACCTAGAGCTACTGATCTATTTTCGTCTCTTACTAATGATGTCATAATAAAAAATCCGTCACTTAGACGGATAAAATTCCTTAATATACTATTATACCATTAAGATTGCGATATCCTTTGTAGGTATGCCTCTCTTTCTTTATTCTTCTTAGCTAATAAATCTGTACTTTCTTTCATTTCTCTTACAATAGCTTTTTCTTTAGCAAGCATAAGTTCTCGTGATTTTAAATCATCTTCTTTTTTAAGCAACTCTTCTTTAAGGTTTTTACTAGAAGCAAGTAGGGCATTTAATTCTATTGTTTGTTTGTCTAATTCTGATTTTCTTTTTAAATAGTCTATATCAAAAGTATTTATCTCAAGTTGTTTTCTATCTAAAGTTTCAGTTTTCTTCTTTATCTCAAGATTCTCTTTGTCTATATAATCTGTTTGTGATTTAATACCTATTTTCTCTTTTTCTAATTCAGCATAGCTTTTTTCTATTTCTTTTTTTTGTTGGAGTAGCTTTGATTCTAAGTCAAGTAAGCTCTTCTCTTTAGAGTCAAGTGATTCAACATCAGCATTTATGGATTCACACATCTTAACAAATTGATCTGTTTGTGATTTTACATTGTCTATATTCATACTTCGGCCTCTATTTCTTTAATAATTCCCTCTAATACTAATGGCATAGATGGGTTTACTTCTCTTTTATTAGCGATGAAAGTAATAAGGTGTTTCTTAAGATGGGAATAAAGAGGCTCTTCAAACGATTTTAAGTCCATTCCCGGAATAGTGTAATCAACTGGGTGTAAATCGCCGTTAATATCATAACTAATTGTGAAATCTTCATTTATTGGGTTGAAGAGAAACTTTTTTGTCATTTGACATGTCCTTAAATTTTATTTCGTCTTCTAATTCTTCGACAGTATCACATAAAACTATAACCATTTCCATTAAAGTCTTCATGTTGATAGCACCTATTCTATCAAGACGATTGAATGCTGCCTTATATTCTCCTTTACCGACTCTAACTCCTAAAATAGTAGATATTTTATCGTTAATCATTGGTTATGTCCTTAATAGATGGCTTCTTAGTTATAATCGTTTGTTCTGGGGTATCTGATGAAGTATTAGGCATGAATTTTTTGTTCATCATGTCATTCATGTGCTCTTCTTCGCTCTTAAAATCAGCCATTGGCATTTGATTCTCTTCTATGTCTAAACCATACTCTCTAACGATGCCTAACCAAAGTGTATCAAACAAAGAATCAACAACTTTTCTATCGTTAGTACGAGGTAGATTATTCCAAACTGTTTGTTCATGCCATTTAGTTTCAAAGTTAGCACCGCTCTTTTCTTTTTCAATAATCCTTTTTTCTACAATTTTACTATTATCAAGATTGATAAGTAAATCTTTCATCTCGTTAAAGTATTTACGAGCAATATGGAAAGGGAGTTCATTGTTACCTAGCCCAAATCCAATATCACGATTACAATTAGGGACAACGTGTTTGAATTTATCCCAAATACAAGTATAGTCTTTGTCCATTGGGTTATGAACCATAACTGTATCTTTGGAATGTCTCTCTAATTCTCTTTTATAAGCATCACCGACTTTATTTTGTGCTAATTGTTCAGGTGTAAGTTCCATTATTCTGCATAATTAACTAATAATTGAGGAGCCAATAAAACGTATTTATCTTCAACTTGTGTGTATGATATTGGGGAAATCTTGATAACAATCTTTTCTTTTTCTAAAAACTTACTTAAAACAACTATAGCCTCTTCTTTTGGTTTGCTTAAATTAGCATTTTTCATATGCATATTATAGCATATAAAATTAATGTCAATTATTTAGCGCCGTATGAAGATGAAGCTGAAACTGTGATATCACATGTACCCGAAGCGATGATAAGACAACCAGTTTTTAAATCGTAGTATTCGTATTGAGAGCCTACAGTAGGGTTAGTGATAGTAGCTACGTTAGCAGTTGTGCCAGTAATACCATCAATAACTTTAATTGTACCTGTTAAGGCTGCATTGACTGTAATCAATACTTTAGAAACATAACCAGTTGCTACTTGAGTAGCAGTATTATCAACAATATATTTATAAGCCATATTTTTTAAAATTATTAACTTCTTATTCCTATCCACCATATAGATGGATAGTTTAAAAACCTAATATTACATTAAAGTTTGTAAGTAGATATCCCAAGTATCAGCAGCAGTACAAACAGCAATTATTTCACTGTGTTTACCAGTAGTAACAGCAGCAGTACCTCCAATGATAGTAGTACCAGAAGCAGCAGTTGTTAAAGTAGCTGTTTGGTTTCCATAATTGTAATAAAGACATCTAATAGTCGTACCGACAACTGAACCTAAAGTGGCACTTAATAAAGCCCCAGTATCAAAAGTAATAGTACCCGCACCAGTTTTAGAGTTGTGTTTAACGATTCCACCTAACAAAGCAGCTGCTGTAAGAGTTCCATTTTGAGCATCAATTGTGGTGATGGTCAATTTTTGAATTGGTTGTGGAGCGGTAAAGCTATCAGTAGCCGACAATGCACCAGTAACAGCTAATCCTGCACCAGCAGTAATAGCACCAGTAACAGCAAGGGTAGAACCCATAGTAACGGCTTTGTCTGTGTTTAATCCATTGAATTGGACTACAGGCAAATGATCTTCAATTTTGATTGACATATTTTCCTTTTTATTGTTCTCTCCCCTGTCAAGCAAGGTCAAGAGCGAAATTATAATTTGAGTATAGACTCACTGTTACCCCCTACCGAAGTAAGGGATAATGTCAGTTTATAGCAATAGATCAACTGGAATACATTTACCGTTGTCTTTGGCTTGCATAGCACGACCGATTCTAGTAACACCAGCAGTACCACCGAGAGCGATAGAAGAAGCAGCACTAAGTGAAACTTCAACGTCACTACCCATGATAATAGAAGAGTTATCAGAAAGAGCAGCACAAGGGCCTTTGGTTTGGATAAATCCATATTCAGTAGCAGGGATTGGATAAATAGCAACACCAACGATACTACCTGTGAGAGTAGTAGCTGGAGAAGCGATAACACCATCACAAGGATTTTTTCTTAAAGCAACTCTTGTAGAGCTTGTGAAAGCAGTTCGTAGAGGAGTATCTAAGAATAATTTGACTGTACCAGTGACAGTAGCTTGAGCAGCATGACCTTTAATGATATAGGTTTCACCTAGACCAGGAGTCGTATTAACTGTTAAAGTACCACCTTTGTATTGATTAGCGGTAACACCTGAAGTAGCGAGAGTGACTGTAACAGCACTTTCACCTTTAGCAGTAGCAGCAGGAGTAAGTGAATTGTGGTCAGTACCATAAGCACTTGACTGAATTACATTTCCAACAACTAAAGCAGTAGCACCAGCTTTTACAAAGCGGAATTCTGAACCGTTTGATCCAGCAACCCTTTGACCCAATTCAAGGTTCGGAGCGATAACCGAATCTGAACTATACACGTCGCATCCTGAAATGAATGCAGAACCTGTTATTCTTGGCATATTTTTTTATATAAATAATAATTTAAGGATAAATCCTTACAGTTCTCCCCGACCGAAGTCGGGAAGAATCAAAAGACTTATACTCCAGTGATAGCGTATAAAGCACCAGATCGGCGGAAACCGCTGGCAACCATTTGACCGATTACATAGAAACGTCCAATCATACCTGCTTGATTTGGGAGCATCAAGTCATTTTGATAGAAGAATCCATTGTATTCAGATGGCATATTAAGAGCGCTTGCACCTGTACCTTCATAAGCTTTCATGGTTCCAAGATTTACTTTCTCCATGTAATCTTTGTATTGTTCAGGGACAACAGTTGAACCTTTCCAATCGTAGTAGTTTTCATTGAGGAAATATAAGAAACCAGAAGTACAGAAGTTATCTTTAAGAATTGGAATACCTCGGTAAGAAACAGAAGTAAGACCAGCTCCATTTGCTAAATCAGCATTTCCACGGACAGCTTGCATTGAACGGTGTGGTACTTTATCGTAACCAACAGCTTCATAAGAAGCACGGACAGATGGTTGTAAAAGTTGTTCATGCAAAGACCAGACAGTGACAGAAGCCAAACCAACGTTTGGTTCTTCAGATGTAAGACCAGAAGCAGAAATAGTATCAAAAAGAGTAGCTTCTTTGGCAAGAGAAAGTGTACCACTAGAAGAAGTGAGAGTAGCATTAAGGTTAGTATAGGTAGAACGAGATTGTCCACCGATTGTACCAACATTTGTACCATCATCAACTAAAGCACCAAGACCAAGTGGTCGATCAGCACTTCCATCTAAGTAGATAGCAGCACCGAGTTTCTGTTGAGTTTCAGCAGCAGCTTTTTCGTATTTGAAAGCATCCAAAGGAATGATTCCATATTCACCACTATTAGCAAAAGAATCTAACATGACACTAACTTTTGGCTGTTGAAAAGCAGTTCGAGCATAAGACAAAGTGATTGTCGTATTAACAGCAGTAGCATTCAAAGTTTCCAATCCAGTGAAGAATTGACCTTGAGTGTCAGAAATAACATCGACTGTGACATCTTCGGTTTTACCCATGAAAGGCTTACCATTAGAAATCAAGCGAGAGAAGTAAACTGGTGCAGCGAGGACATTATCCACAACTTTAGCATGAAGCTTGCGCTGTGTAGTACCGTCTACTCGTGAACCGTATTGTATACCGTCGTACATATTTTATAATTTAAATAATAAATATAGACAAAAAAAGCCGCCTCTTCCGAGACGGCATATATTTACCTATTTAAATAATTATATCACCTATTTTGTTTTGCATGTTAAGTTATGTCCCCACTTTTTTATTTCAGTGGGCATTTCTTTATTGAACGTAATTTTGTAATGGCACTTTGAGCATAGTGTACGACAATTATCTAGTATAAATCTAAGTTTTGGGTAGTCTTTCCAAGATTTTATATGATCTACCTGCATATCTTTATTTTTATCTCCACAAATTTGACAAGTATAATTGTCTCTTTTAAATATTATTGGCTGTATTTCTCTTCTAAATCTACCTCTCTCTAGTTTGTTTTCTTTTGTTATTCCTCCCCTCCAAGCGCTACATTTTTCTCCGTTATATTCTTTTTTCATGTTGTTCCAATAACAATTACTAGAACAAAATTTATTAGATTTTTTTAAAGTTGTAGGTCTAAATTCTTTTCCACACTCAATACACTTTAATTTTAAAATAGTAGTTTTAGATTTTATCCAACATTCTCTACTACAAAATTTTTGGTCGCTTCTTTTGCTTTTGTTACCACAAATAGGACATAATCTATTCATTACATATTATATCCTATCGTTTTGTATTTGTATACTTATTTCTTCTTAAAAAAGCTGAAGAAATCTTTTGTACCATGAATCTCTCTATAGTCTATTTCATCTTCATTGGTTGGAGCAACTACATTTGATCTACCGGCAACTGGTGCATCGTGTCCAGCTGGTTGAGTTGTCAGTGGTTTATAGTGTTCGTAAAATATTTCTTTTAAAGAATTTATCAAAGGCTTTTGTTGTTCAGGTGGCAGACTCTTATTTTCTTCGGCAATCTTGATATTGACATCATACATTGTCTTAAATAGATTACGCCTTTCTTGAACACCTAAATCTTTCTCATCATTAGCGTCTTTGATAGATGGTAATTTATTGGACTTAACTAGATCATCTAATTGATTGTCGATGTATCTATTATATTGGTTTTGTGCTTCTTCTTTGCGTTGTGTTTCAGTTTTCTTTAGTTCTTCTTGTTCAGATATCTTAGCTTGTTTTTCTGATTCTTTCTTTTCCCAAAGCTTTTCAGCCTTTAACTCAGCTATTCTAGTTGCTTCTTCGTTTATCTCAGCATAGTCTTTAGGATTACGACCCTCTCTAACATAGATAGGGAGCATTTCATCTTTCATTCTAGCTTCATCAGCTTCTTGTCTTTCTTTAGCGTCTTGCTCTTCTTTTTCTTGATCGGCTAATTCTTTTTGAGTTTTAACTATATTTTCAGCGACTTTCTTGCCAAATTCTTCTTCGTCAATTTCGACAGTCTTCTCTTCTTTTTTTGGAGTTTCTTTTGGTTCTTCGGTTTTATCTTCGACAGTCTTGTCTTCTTCTAATGTAACTGGTTCACCTAAAAAAGCACTAGCTGCAATGTTTTCTGCTTCTTGTGCCGGACTAATAATCTCTTCTGGTTTTTTCTTCATTCTAAATTGAATTTGTAATACTGTATTATAGCATTACTCTTTTTCGTTTTTATCTTTACTTATATCTTTTTTACTTTCACCCTCATCTTTGTCCTCTTTTTTGTCGTAGTATTCAGGGTCAAGTTTAAGATGATCTTTTACTATCTTCATAATAGTTTCTAAATCACCATGAAAAGTTTTAAGGTGGTCTCTCTTTTCTTCGACCATACCTGCCTTAATAGCATCTTTCATTTCATTGGCATCATCTTTTTTTTCTTTTAGTTTTATTTTGATTTTCATAATTATCTTACACTCCCTTCTGGTAAAACTTGTGGTTGTGTAGCTATTTGAGTAGTATCCATTGGTGTTGCTTGTGCTTGTTCAGGTTGAACTGGCATAGATTGAGGTTGCTCTTGAGGTGCAGCACCGCTCAAAGTATCAGCCATTTGAGGAATAGTTTGTTTTTTGACAAATTGCATCAAGTACATTTCAGGGTTAGAAGCAAATACCAAACCTCTTTCAGTTCTGCCCTCTGCATCATCAATACCCATGTCATTAAAGAAGTCTAATGGATTACAGAATGGAGCGCCAAGTTGAGCCATTTGTACTGCATTCTTTTGAGCTTTAAGTTTGTCGGTACCAGAAGCTTTTATCATCACTTCCATACCATCTTCAATCATATCGTTCTTAAGCTTTATAAAAGTTACAACGCCTCTTTGGCCAAGTATCTTCCTAAAGTGTTCTTCTGTATACCTTAACTTAATGAATTGCATTTCCCATTGAGCCATCCATTCAGCAGCAGCATTGATTGTATCTTCAACTAAATCATCAGCACGAGTAAAGTCTGCCTCTCTAGCAATTTGATTTGTAGTAGCTACATCTGATTGTATTTGACCTCTAACGGCAGAAGCGCCAGCCAAAGCATACATTCTGTCTCGAGTATTATTCAAGTCAGCAAATTCTTGGCTGGTTGGCATAGTAGGTTGAATGAATGCATGGACTTTTTGGACATCATCGTCCACAAGCAAATCCTGCTTTGGGTTATCCATGTCCATTCTTTCAACATCTTCTGCTTTAATTCCGCCTTTCTTTGAAAATATGTGCTTACCTTTATTCTTCAACTTTTCCATAATCGACTTACCACGTTCATCCAAGTTCTCTTGATTACGTAAATTCTGTTCAATACGAGAAGTCTCATCATAAGGAATCTTACCCCATTGGTCATATCCCATGAAATAATAAGGCTTTCTAGGTTGGTCAAAATAGTTTCTAAATATCTTCTCTACTGTTATACCCTCAGTATCACCAAAAGCCATTCTGGTTTGCAACTCTTCATCACTTACCTTAACCTTGGTCATTCCATCATAAGTAAAGAACTCGTTATATCCCTCCCAATCAAAGTTTGGATTCTTAATCTTCTTAAAGATAACATCTTCGTATTTCCATAATACAGCATTTACTTTCTTTGATTCGTTTTTTATAGCTGCTTCTGCTTTCTTACCATCATCGTACCAAGTAAACCACAACTCACGCATTTTAATTTCTGTTGCTTTTTCTTTATATGTTAATGTTTTGTCGTCTGCAATCACTCCATTCTTATGCAAGGCTTTTAGAAAATCTTCTTTCTTGTTAGGGAATATCATTAAGAGTTCTTGTACAGTTACCGGCACAAATTCACAGATAAACTTCATATCATCTGCGTTAGATGTTGAGCATGTATGATCTACTACGATATTGTTTGGATGTACATTTAAGAACTCAAAATCATTTTTCTCTGAGTTCCAACGTGCTTTAATAATACCAGTGAAATATACAGGAAGATGTTTAAATGCTAGTCCTAAAGTCTTACGATTCTCTCTTGTCTTAATGTCACTATCAACTATTGTTGTTATATTCTCAGCTGTCTCTTTTGCTTCTGGGTCATCTTTATTAGGCAAAACCATCATATCAGGTAGTTTGCTCATGGCAATTGGCTTAATAGAAGCTTCTATTTCGTATAAGGCGTTATCTAAGTATCTAGTTTCATAGTCTTTTAGCTTATGATCTTTATCTGCACCATCAAGTTGTTTACCAAATAAAAAACATTCATTCTTTTTTCTACGTTCAGTGAGGTTGTACTTTTGGTCAAACCATTTCTTACTGTCATCAACACGTTTATCAACAATTTTAAACAGTTCATCATCATCAATGTCTAATGAAATAGGGTCTGATATTTGAAGTATGGATTCATCTTCAATGATAGTATAATCGTTTGTTTTTTCCAGTTGTTTATCCATAAAATAAAAAGACCGCACATCGGCGGTCTAAATTGACTTAATAGATTATTATACCATCAAATAACAGGGTGAAACATATACCTGCTCTTACAATTCTTGCATTGAAGTACTGTACCAACCTTATATGGGACTTCTCCGGGTACAATTTGAGCTACTGACCCTTTGTATTGAATCAATGGATTTTGACAATTAGGGCAGAAAAACATTTTTAAATTATATCCTTGTGGGTCTGTTAAGTCTCTTTGTAGCCATACACTCGTTACTGGTATCTCAATCACTACGCCTTTTATTTCTACGATCATCTAAATTTGTTAATATCTATTGTCTCTATTTTACCACTAGGTGTGACAACTAGAGTGGGCAATTGTTTTGTCTCTTGCTTATGAGTAATACCTCCAACCTTAGCGTCTATCCATTTAATCTTTCTTAACATATATCTTTGGTCATCAAGTGCATGGTCACTACACAAATCATCTATATCTTCAACATTATGTTCATCATGTATTGCCACTGGTATTTCCCTAATTAAATTCTCACAATTAGTAGTTATTTGATAATAAGGTAAACCATCTGGCGCAATAGACATCCAATTTAACATAATCATCCAACCTTGTATTCTATCTTTATCGGCAGGTTTAAGACATTGGAAGTCATCATCTGCATCTTTAAACAGATTGAATATAGACTTGCTCTGTGAATCATTTGGTTTGTTATAAATTTGAGTATCAGCCTGTACCCAAGTAATATCTTTTAATTTTAGGCCATAAAAGGTTAGTTTCTTTTTAATGATCTCTGCCCAATCTCTAGGGTCTTTATCAGTTCCATATACTTCACAAAATGTCCTTACTCTATGGAATGTAATTCCATTAAAAGTAATTTTTTTGATCTCTGCTAAGTGAAAAGAGAATGGATCAGTTCTACCCCAATCTAATCCTCCAACTATCAATCCACCACCATCAGGAATAAAAGGGTTGATAATATGTAAATCTTTACGAAATGTTTTAAAATATTGTCCAGCAAATACATCCCAATCTCCCCATCTCCATGCTTTATATAAATCAGGGTCTTTTTCTTTCAATGACTCAAGCACTGCTACATATTGTGGGTCTTTTTCCATTAAAATAGTATTGTCGTCAAGCGTAGCTGGAATAAAAACTCTAGTTAAAGTTAATTCTTTATCTTTTACTTTCATTCTGTATGTATAAGTAGTTCCCGGAGGAGCGACATCGACAAATCTTTCTTTAACCCAAACATGACCAACACCACCCGGATTAGTAGTATTAAATATTTGAGGTTTCAATCCATCTACTGTACTACGACATGACCCCATTATCTGTAAGTAATACATTTCTTGTGGTATCTGAGTCAATTCTTCTACCAATTCTCTTTGATATTCATGTCCCAAATATTTCTCGTAAGATTTTCTATCTTTTAAATGTCCTGTTCTAAATATTGCTCCACTAGGAAATTTAACTGTTGCCGGTTTACCAGACACAACACCACCTACACCTGCATACATATAAGAAGCTCTATCCAACCAGTCAGCTAAGTCTTCTGCATTCTTTCTTAACACTAAAGCTCTATATCTTGGATGGTCAATATATAAATTGCCATAAGGATTTTTATCACCTAATAACCATACTTGACCACAATCTGTTTTTCCTGGCCCTCTAGCACCTCCAGCTAGTATCTCAAACTCATCTCTTAACAAAGCATTCTCTTGCCATGGAAATGGTTTCCATTCGCTCATTTTGCTGGTTTATAAATATGTACTGTTTCTAATTTCTCATCATCGGATGTAATATCTTTCTTATCTCTCCAATTTAAAATATTCTTACTTGCCATAATTGCAAATGGTTGAGCATATAGGTTTTGTAATCCATTAGTTATTAAAATATTCTCTTGACATTCTTTAGCTCTTTTTATGGCGACGGAGAATTCAGGATAATTTTTAGCCCATTCGTTTATAGTATCTCTATGAACTCCAATCTTTACAGCGAATCCTGCAAGAGTTGGTAAATCAGATGGTAAGTATTTTATTTCTTCTTTTACTGTGCCGTCTTTATATGTAATTATTACTGGTGTTTCGAAGTGTGGTTCAATATCAAAATAATCCATTATCTCTTCACAGTACTTTTTATCATATTTAGTTGGTTGACCTGCGTGTAATTTCACGGTATTTTTATTTCCTTCCATATCTATATTATAGCACTCTCCCCTATCGCTTTATTTGCCGGGGGGATCGCACAATAACCGCATCTTTTTACTGTAACTAACTATATCATTTAGGTTCATTTTTAATTCCTTCTATTACTCTAACCATTTCTTCTTCTTCTTCTGCTACCTTAGGATTGTTCCATTTATAAAGTGTCTTTCCATCTGGTCGCATTACTCCACCTACTGGGCTATTCTTTAATTTAATCTTTTCTTTTATTATCTCTGGTACTCTTTGTATATCATTGATCTGTTTAGATCCAATATAATATCCTATTAAGATACTGATTATTATTTCTATAAATGTTATTAGACTATTCATTGTAATATTTCTCCTCTAGCCAAACATTCTTTAAATTTTTAATTTCATTTTTACTTACATCAATATGTTTAGTTCCATAAGCTTCTACATATTCTTTTGATACATGACCTTCTCTAAAAGGTTGGAGTATATCTTTTGCAAATTGTTTACGTTCTTCTTTTATATTCTGGCTAGTGAACTCTACTTGCTTACTTAATTTACCACTAAATTTACGACAACTTTCGCAAGGTATTACTCCTAAGAATTGTTTATATCCTGCTTCATTTTTGTTGCAGATTGGACACTTCATTTACAATTGTTGCTCCTATAGACTGTAATTGTATAGCAACTGATACTGAATTAATAATTGCATTTTTAACTACAGCGGTTGGATCAATGATACCTTCTTTAATCATATCTTTAATCTTTCCGTCATTGACATCAACACCAGCATTAGAAAGTTCTGATAAGGACACCAATGTCCTCATTTGACCAGCGTCATAACCAGCATTCTTAATAAGAGTATTGAATGGACGTTTAATTGCTTCTTTGAGTATCTTTTCTCCAAAGTTATTCTCATCTAATACATGAGATATTTTCTCATATATAATTTCTCCACCTGCAACAATTCCATCAATCATAGAGGCTCTGGTAGCGTGGACTGCATCGTCAACTCTCTCTTTGCGTTCTTTCATTTCTACTTCTGTGCTTCCTCCTACTCGGATAACCGCAACACCGTTAGTTAGTTTTGCTTGGCGCTCATTAAGTTTGGCTATTTCCCATTCGCTTGTTTCACCAAGAATTGCTTTTTTAATTCCCTCAACTCTATCTTCAATATCGGATTTAATTCCCTTTCCGCCTACTACTATGGTTGTGTATTTATCTGATGTTATTCTGTCTGCTCGGCCTAGGTCTTTAATCTCTAGGTCTTCAAATCTCATATTGGCTTGTTGTGAGATAAAAGTAGCACCTGTCAAGACAGCAATATCTTGTAGACAAAGCTTTTGTTTTTCTCCTGCTTCTGGGGCATGGATACAAAGTATATTAGCTGCACCCCTCATTTTAGTTGTGATTAAGGATGGTAGGGCTGTACCGGCAATTTCTGGGGCAATAATTACAATATTATCTATTTTTTGTTCAGACATCTCTTTAAATAGAGGTGCTAATTCCATTACATCATTTACACTCTTATCGGTAATAAGTATGTATGGATTTTCTATCGTGGCCTCTTCAGTATCAGGATTATTGATAAAGAGATGAGAACAATAACCTTTTCCAAACTGCATACCTTCTTGAAAATCAACCCAAGTTTCATTTCCTTTGCTTTCTTCTATGGTTACAATTCCGTTAATTCCAGTCTTCTCAAGGACTCCCGATACTAACTCACCAAGTTCTTCATCTTCAGCACTGATAGTCGCTACCTGTTTAAGCATTTCACCTTTAATAGGAATAGTGATTTTGCCCAACTCGGCTATAAGTTTATCTCTACCACTCTCTAAACCTTTTCTTAAACTCATAGGGTTAATACCAGCTGAGATTAGTTTGTAACATTCTTTGATTATTTCATCGGATAGGATAGTTACTGCTGTAGTTCCATCACCAACCATCATCACTTGTTTTTGTGCTGCTTCTCTTACAATCTTGACTCCTAAGTTTTCAGTTGGATCTGATAATTCAATAGCTTTAGCTACTGACACCCCATCATGTAAAACTACATGCTCATATCCTTTATCAATAGCCACATTCTTTCCACGGCTACCAAGAGTTGTACCGACTGCCGTAGCTAGTACATCTACACCTTTAATAAGTTTTTTTAATGCTTTATCTTCAAAATTTATTATTTTCATTTTATTGTTGAATTTTTGCCATAATATCTAAAAATTTTATCACTTTGAAATTTCTACCATTTTCTACAAAACTTTCATGACCCCAATGTCTGCATAAAACTATATCACCTACATTTACATCTTCTGGTGGTTCTATGATTGTTCCCCATTCATTTCTAACTGCTTTACCTATTGAAATTACTTTACCCTTTACTTGTTTCTCGTCATCATACATTATTTCTAAAATTCCTGCCTGTTCTCTAACTGGTTCAAGTATTATTGAACCTGCCATCGGTTTGATTGAGATTAAATTATCCATATGCGTGATTATACCAAATTTACATTATCTTATTTAAAGTAAATCCTAATATTAGTATAGCTAGAAGTAATAGTATTATTGTTTTCATTTAAGTATCTTATCTATAAATTTATAACATTCAAAATAGCCCTATCACTATAAATTTCTAATGCTTTTTTATTATATAATTTTGCCGCTTCAATTTTATCTCTCAAAAGTCCAAGTGTAACTTGTTTGTTATTAACTCTAATTTTAACCATCCAATAAATATCACCATTCCTAATTATTTTACAAACACCTTTAAAACCACTAGTGTTATTCCTTTGTATTAAAATTCTATTTTGACAATTTTCCCTAAAACTACAAATACGAAGGTTACATTTTCTATTATCCAAAGTATTATGATTTATATGGTCAACAACCATACCTTTTGGTTGATTAGTAATAAACCCATGAAGGAATATATGCCTTTGTTTTCCATTTTCTAAGATACTTCTACGAGCATAAAATCCAATTTTTTCATTACCTGTAACATGCCATTTGAATTTAGATACTCTTTCGTAATCATCAATATCAATAATTGCTTTATAACCTTTTGTCAAAGGTATTTCTTCAAATTCTTTCATTTTAACAATGTATCTATTGAATTATTAAATTCTTTTATTCCATTACAATATCCTTCCATATAGTCATTTTCATTTTCAAGTTCTGTTGATATTGAAGTATTTTTTAACCCTCTTACTTTATCCTTTGGTATATAGTTATCTTGTATGAACTCCATTAAATAAGTTATGTCTCCTGGACTAAGTTCAATAAATTTACAATGTTTAATAAATTCTTTTTGTAAGTCTTTCATTTTATTTCTTTAATAACGGTAAATCTGAACAGCCATAACAATAATCGTGTGTTACTTCTTCAACTTCATTCCAATCACAAGGTTCACTAAATCTTATATTCTCTTTATCTATCTGAACTCTAGTTATACCACCACACTCATGTAGAAGAATCAAAATAAAATTTTGTATATTATTTTCAATGCAAATCTTTTGTATGTCTATAAATATTTCTTCATCTTTTCCATTATAAAATTTAATTTCATATTTAGTAGATATAAGTAATCTATTTTTAGTTTTATCATCTCTTGTATTACTAAAGTTATAATAATCTTTATATTTCTTAATGAACCAATCAGGTAGTGTTACTCCTCTTGCATCTTCACTAATTAATGTTGATCTAAATCCCATTTTTTATTCTCCTGATTTAATTTTTAATTTTTTATTCCTTGGTTTTAAACCTTTAGAACGTAATAATTTGTTTTTTGCTCTTAGATCATCAATTATTTTTTCATACACTCTACTTGTTTCTAATGCGTCTTCTCTTAAATCACTGTTTAGTTTATAAATATATTTTAAATATTTATATTCTCTAAACCATCCAATAGCAGTAACTATATTAGATATTATTAGTAGAGTAATTGCTATGTATATCATTGTTAAAAAAAGTTTTTGGTTGCCCTAATTTTTAACTCTTTACGGATAGCATGGATAACAAAAAGCTTTTTGAAAAAACCTAAAAAATCAAAGAAACCTGTTTCTTTCCCCATTTCATACATTAGATTCTTTGATACATATAAACGAACCTCTCCGTTAGGTGACGTTAAGACACTATCATCATACGTCCAGTTTTTAAAAGGTCTATTGTTTTTGTTCATTGTTTATCCTCCAATAGTTTAGGATTTTCATAGATATTACCAATTACTTCTACATCGTGATAGTGTTCTCCTAAATTACAGATATATCCACCTCCATTTCTACAACAATCACAACAATCAGGATCATATATTACAAAAGCACCATCTGTAAATTTAATAGCCATTAAATAATCTTTCTTTGCAAGATTACTACCTAGCGAATTAACAATATCTCCTTCATAAATCTCAATACCATTTTTATCTTTTAGACCTGTGTATTGCATAATATCTAATTCAGATGCTATATCTCCATAATAATTATCAAATGGAGTGCTTAGACATTCTTTTCTAGTATGAACATGACTAACAGAACCATTCATTATAGTTGGGTCTTTACTATTTATTACCCAATTCATATTAAGAACTTTAAACATCTTTTTTGCATGGTCATCCCAAGCTCTAAATTTTATTTCTATCATTGTTTATCTAAACTATTAACTTTATCTATTATTTCACATTGCTTTTCATACAATTTTGTTATTAGACTTCCATTGTTGAGGTTTATTTGCATAATTTCTTCTTTACTTATCTTTTCAATCTTATTAGTTTTAATTGGCTCTGAATCATCAAACATTTCTTCAAACCATTCTGGGTTATTTTCAACTACTTTTTTATCATAAGTAAACGTCCTTAAAATTCCTTGGTTATTCAATAATATTGTTTTTGTAACAGAAGATAAATATTGTTTTGATTCTTTGTCATACGTAAATATAGAATCTTTTATAAATTCTGGTGTATTTTTTAATAATCTAAACTGTCTAGGTGATTTACTTAATTTAGTCTTAGGTTGTATTAGTTCTAGTTTATCGTACTTCAAACTCATGATATGTCTATTTTTATCTTCAAAATTTGTCTTAGATAAAATTTTATTAACGGTAACAATAGATCCTACTTCTAAAGTACCAATTTGAGATATGTCTTTAATAACTCTATACTTCTGACCTACTTTAAGTTTTGGTTGTTTTGGTTTCATAGTTTTAAATTTATAATGAACAATTAACTTTTCCATTATGACATGTACTCCAAGCATTCCAATTACCTTGTTCTTTTCTTAAGGTATAAGCAAAACGGATATTCTTTTGATAATCCATTCTGTCTTCACGACTAATACGTTTATTGTGTACATCATTTATCTGGAAAGCACCGATATCGAATGTACCGTTAGAGTTCTTATTTATTGCTCCGGCGTTGTATCCACTTTCATTTTTAGATATTTGCATAGCAATCATAATATCTTTATTTGAAAATCCCATCTCTTCTCCGATATCACGAATACAACTTTGTACATCAAAACAATAAGGTTCTTTTGCCTCTACTGTTTTAATCATAGATACTGGTTTCTCATCTTGTTTAGTTTCTTTGTTGTATATAGGACTTCTAAAGATTACTGGACTTTGGAATCCATGTTGTGAGTTCCAAGATTGTAACTGTTCAGTTAAGTATAAAGTTGTGCATCTAAACATAATCACTATAATCACTCCTAAAATTAAGAATGTTATTACTTTATTTCTATTGATAGGTTCTTTGATTCTAGGTAACTTTTTAGTTTCCTTAGATTCGTTTAATTTTGGTATATCCATATTTTTATTAAATAATATTATTAGTTACTAGATACAGGGTATAGTGATTTGACGATAATTGAGTTGATAAAAATTTCTTTTTACCCAGCGCATAATTCTCAACTTAATGCCTAAAATCGTATAGTCACACTATATACCACGGACAGGCGAATCAATGGTTGCTACGGATAGTCATTAACTAGTGGGCCTTGCTTTAACCGTACTACAAGTCGATACTTTCGACCTACTCTGTGTTCTAATAACTAATTGTTAAATTTCTACTAGGTACACAGAAGATAATGGGTGGCTTGACCAGTGTTGGCAGTGATCGCACTACCCACTCTGTTCTATGTACCTAGGTTTTCATAAGTTCATTACGTGTTCCACCTGCTATTCTTTTTTTTTCTGAGTTCCTGAGGCTCAGGTTTCTGATTAGTGTTTATTAACGTTATCAGTATCGTTATGCTTTTATAATACCACTACATGATTGTAGTGTCAAGCATTTAGTTTTAATTTACTTTGTATAATCTTATTAGGAGACTTTGAACTATCAAACGTTAGACCACCGGCATATTGATACCTTAATACTGTAAGACTACATATACCTAGTATCTTAGCTATCTGCTCTCGATTTAATCCTTGCTTATGTAACTTCACGCATTCATTTATAAGTTTTTGTTTATTTGGTGTTTTAATACTATATTCCATGCCGTAGTATATCACAACATCTAAGTAGTGTATATATAAAAATACCTCTCTTGACAAGCAGGGTCTCGAGAGGTATAGTTGATTTATTGTGAATCAACTCTATTATACCCCCACGTTACCACATTGTAAAGTACTTGCACAACAGTATTATTGTGTATTTAAGCCTAATTCCCAATTTTTTCCAATCTCATTTTTGAAATCTATTATTATTATAGATCTAGTGACCAGCAAGAATGCCGAACACACTATGGAAACGGAACTCCATTTTAAACCGATGTTTGGATCAGGAACTCATAACTCATCTATACTGATGGATATGATAAGGGTGGGGTTAAAAGCAGGCAACCTTTCCGACTCGTAGATAACGACAATAAGGCACTACGAGATAGCGTTTGCGATTCTATGTCTTTAGAGAAAAGATAAACATAGAAACCCAGCTAAAGAATCTATAATCTATCTACCTGATGTATTTATATATAGTTAGTATAGGTTAGTTATATTAAAAGTTAGAAAACAAAAATGAAACTATACGATCGAATATTGACCTTATTAGAAAACAACGTCATTTTTAGAAATTCAGATAATGAACTTAAATGGCAAATATGGATGGAGACCGGAACTGTTATCAATGGTTGTATTACTAAAGAAAGTTTTTTAAATGCAATTGACAGTGAAACTATTAGACGTACTAGACAAAAAGTACAAGAACAACATCCAAATTTAAAACCGTCGCAAGAAATTCAAGAGTTACGAAACAAACTAGAAGAAACCGGGGGTAATTTTGTCTATCAGGAAAAAATAGAAGTACCAATTGAAAACATAGAAGAACACATGAATCTACTTGTAGAAAGATGGCGTGGTAAAGTACCAGAAGTCGGCCAAGATGGGTACTTTCAATATAGAGCAGATAAAGGCAAATATAAAAGTTTGGAAAATGAATTAACATCGAGAAGAGCCATGGAAATTTTAAAGTAGTTTATCTTATTGACACTACACAAATGTAGTGTTATACTAAATTATGAAACAAGAAACAAAAGAACAATATGAAGCAAAAATGCTTGAACTATCTAATCAAGAAGATGATCGAATTAGAATGTGTATGGAAGAAGAAGCAGAAAAGGAGCAAAATGAAACTAACTAAACAAAAACTAGGTTTACTCTACATGTGTGTAAATGAAACCATAAACTCTTACACACAAGAGATGATCGTAAAAGACGGTGTTAAATACGCTCAATTAAATATTTTACTTAGTGAAATAGTAAAGGAGATTGAAAAATGACAAAACGTCAAGAATTATCTATATTATTTGCAAGAATAATAGCACCAGAAAAATATAAGATTCAACAAAAGTTCTGTAAGCGTTTTAAACTATGGACTTTCTCAGACGCTACAGATGAACAATTACAAGAAGTTATAAATTATATTAAAAATTTAAAATAAAAATATGGAAACACAATTAGAAGTAATAGTAAAAAGCAGTGGTTTAGAAGTTGAAGAAAGTAAAAACATTATCTCAATGTTTGGAAACTATGAGTCAATGGCCAAGGATTGGGAATTAAAAGCTAAAGAGATAGTTGTAACTGATGCTAGTCAAACAACTGAAATGGCGATGGCTAAAGTTGCTCGTAAGAAATTTTCTGATTTAAGAATTGATGTAGAAAAAGCTCGTAAAAATATGAAAGAGCAAAGTCTGCGAAAAGGGCAAGCAATTGATGCAGTCGCTAGATTTTTAGTTTCTCTAATTTCTCCTATTGAAGAACATCTTAGACTTCAAGAAGATTTTATTAAAATTCAAGATGCTAAAAAAGCCGAAGAATTAAGACTTATTGAAGAAAAAAGACTTGAAGATGAAAGAATCGAAAAAGAAAAAACCGAAGCACAAGAAAGAGAAAGAATTAGGATTGAAAATGAAAAAATGAGAAAAGAACTTGAAGAAAAAGAAAAAGCTAGATTAGAGTTAGAGGAAAAAACTAGGAAAGAAAAAGAGGAAGCAGACAAAAAGTTAGCAGAAGAACGTGCTGCTGCCCAAAAAATATTAGATGACCAAAAGGCAGAGGCAGAAAAAGCCAGAGTAGAGGCACAAAGAATTTTAGATGATGAAAAGAAAAAAGCTGATGATGCTAGATTATTAGCTGAAAAAGAAAAGAAAGAATTAGAAGATAAAATAGCAAGTATGATCGAATGTCCTAATTGTCATCACAAATTTAATATTTAAAAACATGGAAACTAAAACAATATATGAGGCTTTGTTAGAAGCACAAAAACAAATAGAAACTATTACTAAAGACGCTACAGCAAATGCCGGATCTTTTAAATACAACTACGCTACTCTTAGTCAAGTAATGGATATGATTAAACAACCATTAAACAACAATGGAATAATCATCTCTCAGCCTATTTATAACAATTTAGTTTTTACAGTTTTAACTTTTAAAGACGGTAATAAAATTGAAGATGGCGGCACTCCAATTATCTGCGCAAAAACAAATGACCCACAAGCACAAGGTTCAGCTATCTCATATGCTAGGCGTTATGGACTTATGTCATTACTTTGCTTATCAGCAGAAGATGATGACGGAGAGAAAGCAACAGACCATAAATCACCATCACCAGCGCCCGTGAAACAAACAAACTCCGATGAAGTGGTAAGAGTACCTATAAATCAAGAAAACAACAAATGTAGCGTATGTGGTATTGAGATTAAAAAACCATATACGACTTGTTATAAACATATTGGACAAAAATGAAACCAATAAATGTACAAATAACAATTGATTCTATTAGAGCAAGACAAGACAGAAGTTTAGGTATGTCTATCTCAACACCGGAATTAAATAATTTGGAAAAAGTACTTTTTATGGAACTTCAAGGTATCCAATGTAACTGCACTATTAGGCCACTAGACAATGATTCAGCACCAGAAGAGATTAAAACAGAGATGAATAGTAAGACACCAAGTCAACGTCTCCGTAATACATTATTTTGTTATTGGAAGCAATTAAGTGACAATGGTAAGGTTACAGAACCATTTGAATTATGGTATCCAGCAAGAATGGAGAATATTATTTTACAGTATAAACAAAAGCTAGATGATACAAAATGATCTATATCATCATACTTGTAATATTCAATACATGTTATACAATAAATTATTAAATATTAAACAAGAAATGATATATAAAATATTCTTATCAGTGCTAATTATACTAGGCGGTTTACTTAATATTTTTGATATAGACAAAGAAAGGAAACCACTAACTTCATTGTTTGTATGTTTATCTATAATTTTTCAAATTTTAATAGTTTTGGGTTTATGGTTTTTTACTTAAACAAAATGGAAATTACAGACTATAAACAAATACTTAGAAAACACGGTATCTCTCACCGTATAGTATCTCTATACATTGGACATACTAGAGAGAGTACAACACTATGGCTTAATGGAACTCTAAAATTACCTAAATTAAATGAAAAACACATCATTAGAGAATTAGAAAACCTTATAGAAACTAGACAAGGTTTTGAAAGTAAGAAACTATTTAATAAGTTTATAGAGGAATTATGACAAATAAACAACAAATAATAGACAAATATGTCCATTTTTATTCTGGTGTATATCTAGGTAAAAATGTAATTTCTACAGTTTTAAAAGAATTTTTAAAAGAAATAGAATCTATTAAAGAAGATAAACCAAAAGGCGGGTGGACAGATGATACTACTGTAGTATCCCCTACCAAAACCACTAAACACCTAGATACATTAGTAGTGCCAGAGAAGATAGAATTACCTTATGGATATTCTGTTGATTCTTTTGTTTATAAAGTTTGGCAAAAACAATGTGAAATTATTGATTACCTTATTAGTTTAAAAAAGGAAAAGTAATGAAAAAACTAACAATCAATAAAGTAATAACTGATGAACATCAAAAACTAATTAGTAAGCATAACTGCGAGGAACATAAATGTCCACCGCAAAAAAATGATTGGGTTGAAAGGTTTGATACATTAAAAATAAAAACAGATAATCCTGTTTGTTATGGAATGGAAATACCAATAAAAGAATTTGTATCTAGTGATATTTTAAGTGTTATTAAAGACTTTATTAAAGACCTCCTCTCCCAATCCAACCAAGAGATATTAGATAGAGTAAATGAAGCCAATGATATAATCCTTGATTGTTGGGAACAATTTGGATATGAAACTAAAAATGGTTATTACTCTGGCGGTTTATCAACTTTAGAAAGTGTTGAGTGGTATCTTAAAAATAACGGATTTATAAATAAAAATGGTAAACCTTTAACACTAGAACAACGACAAAAACTAGAACAACTTAAATTAAAAGTTAATAATAAGGAATAGATTATGAAAATACTTAACCTTTATGCTGGTATAGGTGGTAATAGAAAACTATGGGGAGATGAACACGAGATTACAGCAGTTGAATATGATGAAAATATAGCAAGAGTTTATAAAGATTTATTCCCAAATGATGAAGTAATTGTTTGTGATGCACATCAATATCTTTTAGATCACTATAAAGAATTTGATTTTATATGGAGTAGCCCACCTTGTCCAACTCATTCAGATATTAGAAGATGTGGAGTTCATGCAGGACAATATCCAGCATTATATCCCGATATGACTTTATACCAGGAAATAATTTTATTAAATAATTTTGGTAGAGCTAAATTTGTAGTAGAAAATGTCAAGCCTTATTACAAACCACTAATAGAGCCAACACAAACATTACACAGACATTTATTTTGGAGTAATTTTGAAATACCTAAACAAGATTTTATAGATACTAGAAAACATCAAGATATAACAGGAAAATCTATTATATATGGTTTTGATCTTAATAATTATGATATTAAAGAAAAGAGAAAGATATTAAGGAATATGGTAAATCCTGACGTAGCAAAATATGTATTAGACCAATTACAGTTTAATCAATCCAAATAAACCTGTGAAAACAAAAACACAACATTTTTTATACTGGTTAACTAGATATTTAAGAGCAGTATTTTTTAGTAAAGTTGGATTGCCAAGTGGTAATAGATATGATTGGATGACTTGGAAACAATATAAACGAATGACTAATAATTTAACAAAAAATCTATGAAACAAATAAATATAATTAACTCAAATATAAAAATACAAAAATCAGCATATAAACTGGCTGATATTAGAAGTAAAGCATTTATTATTGGAGAAATAAAAGACGGAAAAACAACAGAAGAATGGAAAGAATACCGTAAAGTTAAAAGTGAATTAAATAATATTATTGATAAAGAATTAAAAAACTTCTACTCTCAAACACGCAAAGAGTGTTATGACGAGATGAGAGAAATGATAAAATCTAATAAAAAAGAAATATTATATGGAGAAGATAGAAAGGGGTTAGAAGATTCAACTTATAAATATCCAGTTTTTGCTGTAATTACTTGGAAAGCAGACGACGGAGTGGAACAAACAGACGTTACAACCGTTATGGAAAACTATGAATTAACAAGAGAAATAACTAGATTTATTAGTTGTACTTTAAAAGGTAGAGATGCCACTTCACAAATTTATGATGCTAGAATATTTAAATGGTCTGATATAAAAGAAGAATATGGAGAGAAAAAAGGTTATCCTACAAATTTAGAAGATGTTGGATTTAATGTATGTTTAGATGAAATATTAAAACAACTAGATGAGAAGGAGGGTAAGTAATATGAAAGTAAAAACTAAAAGAAAAATATTAGACTATTTGATTAGTACATTTGTTTGGTTAATAGTAATAATACTGTTATATATAATTTTAAAGACTATTCTTGAAGCAGTAGTAGTAGACATAAAATATAAAAATTCAGAAAGAGAACTAATTATTTCATGTAAAAAATATTATGGTTCATTTAAAATAAGTGATGTTAATGCTACTTGTTATCATGTTTTTTTAAAACAATGAGCAACTATTACTGTAATATAAAAATAAAATTCAATAATAAGGTTATACCTGTAACAGCATACGACAGAGGTATAAAAGGATATGTTTATCGTACTTGGAATGGTATTGAATACTATCCTTATGAAGTTGAAGAATTAGAACATATTGATCCGTTTACACCTCGTAAACCATACGAACTACCAAAATACCCTCTTATTAAAAAGACCTTATTAAGTAAGATCATTGGTGAGGTTAAATATTTCTTTATACATATATTTGATAATGAAATCTAAACGCTGTACTTGTACTTATGATACTCTAGTAAGACGTGGGTTTAAGCCATTAGATCATAATGAATTGTGTCCATTAAATAGGTATAGACTAGAGCAAACCATCAAAGTTAGACATTATGACTTATCAGAGATCAATCAAGGCGAATGTCCTTATAAAGAGACATGGTTAGATGAAGCTAATAAAATAAGGTATGAACAACTCAATAAACAAAGACTTGAAAACATTAAAAAAGCCAATAAAAAATGATACCAGTAAAACAAAACATATTTAACAAAGACATTGGAGATTGTTTTCGTGCGTGTATGGCTTCAATTCTAGAGATACCAAATAGTAATAATATCCCTAACATTGACCAAAAAAAATGGCTTAATAATTGGATGAATTGGTTAGAGGTAAGAGGTATGAGGCTTGGAATGGATCATGAAGCTATTTGGAAAGATGGATATTGGATTGCAACAGTTCCAAGTCTTAATCTAAGAGATACAACTCATGCGATAGTTATGTTTGGAGGAAAAGTAGCATTTGATCCTAGTACACACAAAAAATACCGTAAAGGGACTAATTTATTTTGTAAAAATATTGTAAGTTTTGGTCATTGGATTGAAATATCAGATATGACTAAACTTAAAAATTATTTAGAAAGCCAATGAGAAAAGAAAAAACAATAATAATAATTGATGGTCTTAGAGCAAGTTCAAAAAAAAATAATAGACGTAATTTTGGTAGAGTTTCTTTACCAAGTCTAGCTTATGTAAAATTTCATAATTTAGTTGCCGAGTTTATGTTACCGTATAGTCATTTAAACATCACTACACCGATTAGAATAAACGTTGACTATCAAATTAAGGGAAACTACCACCAAGACCTAGATAATGCGTTGTCGAGCATATTTGACTGTCTAACTGACTATCATGTGATTGAAGATGATGATCTTATTGTAGAAGTAAATGCTAAAAAAAGTAATGGACATAAAGATTGGAAAATAGTCTTAGAAATAGAAGAAGCGGTATAATAAGTTAATTTTAACATTGTTAAGATGTCGGCATTTCAATGGTTGTTTGCCCTGAAACTAACAGCTTATTTGGTATAATAACTTATCACCATAATAGGACTACTGAAGATGAAATATCTAGGGAATGCCTATTTGCCTATTTAGTTCAACGGTAGAACGATAGTTTTGTAAACTTTAAACATCTGTCCAACTCAGGTAATAGGCTCATCGTTTAATAATATCAGGATATATTCTATACATTTTATTTGGAATATCGTCTAACTCTTGGTTAAAAGCCATATTAGCAAAGTAGACTCTTAGAGAGATATCATTCTTCCATTCTTTATTTCCATCTATAATCTGATGAAGTCTGTCATGGATATCTGTTTTTAGGGGTATTAGATTAGATTTATCGTTTACATTAAAATCTTTTAAATCTTGTCGCTTTAAATCTCGCTTATGTATTACATGGTGGCAATTATGTGTCTTTTTATCTTTTGACTTTAATCCACACTCTTCAAAGACAATTTGTCTATTGTGTGTATAAAGCCTTTCGCTCATGTCACAAGATAAAATTCATAATTATTTACCTTTAAAAAACTTAATACCTGCGTTGATTAAGATTGATAGTATTGCGACTACAATAGGAGTATATTCTCCAAAATCAACTTTAGGTAAGACTTCTGCTAAATAAACTAGTACAGCACCACCTACAGCGATACCTGCACCTTTAGCTATTTTAAGTCCGTCTTCTTTGTTTAAAGTATATTTTTCTGACATATTTTATTTTTAAATTATTAACATAAATTTGTAATTTATAGGTCAACTTATTATAAGACAAATGCCTTATTTTAAATTGTGCCTAAGGTACTATATTTTTTTAGAGTCCATGAGCAGTCTATAGATTAGACTGCTAATTATTAGGCTTTATCTAATAATGCAAAACCTTTTAAAATAGGATATTTTGATGTACTTTCTACTTTACCAGTCCATGGGTCTATCATTTTTTTATCACCAATAAACAACACCCAATGTCTATCATTTGGAGTTTTAATTATACCGTCAAAGTCTACTTCGACTAAAACTGGTATACCTCTATCGGTATATTTTTTGACTAGTTTATTATCATAAGTATAGTAACGATAGACAAACTTAACCACTGGGAATGCTTTTTGAATTATTGACCATAAAATTAAATCTGTACCTTTTTGATAAGCACCGGCATTTCTTAATCTTTCTGCTACTTGAGGTGGTATTAGATTATATCCAAAGATAAATAATAAAGAAGTTAATGCTGTAGTTGTACATCCAACACTTCTAAAGTTACCTTTACCAAATCCTACTTTACCTAAAAACCATCTTATATCTCTTTGAGAATATACTTTTGTATTTATCATAATTTTACTTATTAAATAACTTATTAAGCGTAACACCAACATCATTTATTACTTCTTCTTTTTTATCTGGTAATTGAGAGTATGTGTAATATTGTGATGGTGTCATATGTAATTTAATAAGGTCATTCATACTTGATTTTAACTCTAAAATGTCTTCTTTGTAGTCTACTTTTTTAACGTAAGTATCATCCATTGCCTCTACTTTTGGAGCAATCTCTTTTATTTTATCGATAGCACTATTAACACCACGTATACCAATGAGAGCTCCGCCAACAAGGCCAACAATACCAGAACAAATGAGAGACACCAATACTTTACTTCGTATTTCTTTAAAAAATTTCTTAATGTCATTCATAAGTAAAGCATTAAATAATGAATAGATTATTAAAATGATGGTTGATTTGAACCAATACCAATATTTTTCTGTGTATTACCTAAATATTTAGTGAGAGCTTTAATAATAGTACTTACATCAGTATCAGGTGCAGCTGGAGCTGTTGGTGCCGGTGCTTGTGCTGACGGAGAAGCCATTGATGGGAGATTAGTCCCGACACTAGCTACTGATGGATTAAATGCTGCTGAAGAGCTAGATACTTGGTCAAGAATAGATGAATCAACACCTCTTGATTGCATTGCTGCTTTTAAAGCATCTGTATTGCCTAATAAGTTTGAACCTGTACCAAATTGTGCCATATTTTAAAAATAAAACCCCCAATGTGGGGGATAAATAACCTTAATATATTATTATAACATTTATTCTGGTGCTATAATATGGAAATGATAACATTAGCATTAAACTTAATTGCGTTATGTATAATTGCTTATATAAGTGGGTGGATACTAATGGCAATTATCGCTTTTTTAAGTAGCTTATTTAAATAAGTCTAGTATCCAATATCTGGTAATCCTGTATCGGTTGTAGATGGTAAAGTAATGTCTTGTATATTTGCATCAGCATAACCTTGTAATTCTTTTCTTACCGCCTCAATTTTTGCCTTAATTGTTTCTTTACTATCAAATAATTTAGGTAACATTTTGGAATAAAAAGCTTGCTGTGATGGAGATACAGAGGCACCAGTTCTTAAACCTCCTAATGCATCTGTAATAGATGAAATATATGCGTCAAATTCTCTAGCACCTGGAGAACCTGGGATTGATGTCTTAGCTAATACAGCAGGGTCTTGGTTTAATATCTTTTCCATTTTGTCTAAAGCGTTAAGTCCTGCGTTGGCTTTCCCTTGGACTTGTGAGGCAGCAGCACTTAATGGTTTATTTCCACCTTTATTAGCTTTTTGATATGCTGTTTCGTCTGTATACAAGCTCTTTAATTTAGTTGCGGCTTTATTATCACCGGCTAATGAAGCTGCCATATATCCTTTGTAAAGTTGTTCTGGTGAATATCCTGTTATATAGTTTGATTTAGTTTGAGTTTGTTCTACAGATTGTTTCTCAGTTGAAATATTTGGCAAACCAGTATCGGTACTAGATGGTAATTGTGAATTAGCTCTGTTTAATTGAATCCCTGATTGTACTGATGGAGCAATCAATTGATTCGGTATAGCACTTGCCACACTACTAATTTTATTACCAGTAGAAGCAGTTCCTCGACCAACATTTTGTAAAAACTTGCCAGTCTTAGCTGTTATATTTTGAGTTATTTTACCAGCTGACTCACCACCAACTCGACCTAAAAATGGGACAGGTACTTTAACACCTTTTTCTGCTGTTTTCATACTAGAAGCAACACCCGGAGCTATTTTGTGCATATCAGACATTATTTCAAGACCATCTTTAGTACCCGGTACATTTAATTTCAAATATTCATCGATAGCGTTATGATAGACAGCTTTTACAGCTTCCTCTTCTGTAGGCACATGAGCAGGGTTGTAAATCTTTTGTATGTCTTTTTGTAATTCGTACTTAAGTTTTAATAGATCTCCACCAGTAGCATTAGCTATTCTTGTATTTAATTTATTAGATATTACTTTTGTAGTACTTTTTGTTAGGTCTGATACTTCTGGCAATGCTTCATCTATAGACATTCTAATAACCCTACTATCTGGCTTAAATCCTTTTGCTGCGGAATTAACATTGTTCATTGCAGTTGTATATATTCCATCCATCCTAGTAGCTGCTTCCTTTGCATTGACCCCAGTTAAACCATGTTTTTCAGCAAGACCCATTATTTCATCTATATCACTAATCATTGTAGGTGACGCTTTTACTTTTGGTTTAATTACACTCTTTACTAAATCATCACCCCAATTTTCAACTTTTGAATCTTTTGCCACAGTAGAAGCAGTTTTTGCACCTTTTGCGATTTTACCAATTACTTTAGCAGCACCTAAACCTAAAAGTTCACCTCCAGCACCCCACAAAGCTTCTTTGGCTATTTTACCAGCGTCAAATTCTTTTTCTTCAATTTGTTTGGATGTTTCACCTAGTCCGCCACCTAGTCCAGCGCCAACAACCGCACCAACTGGCCCGGCTACAATTCCCCCTACAATTCCACCACCGATAGACCCTATTGCAGGCAATACTGATCCTACCTTTTCTCTTCTTACCTTGTCTTCTTCTGCAAGTCTTGTTGCCATAGAAGTTGGAGATTCACCTAAATCGATATTTGGTAAAGTTGTATTTTGAATTTTAGAATATATTTGTGGATTAAACTCTGTATCTTCAACTGTTCCAGTTTCACCTGTAGAATTTAATTTTACCTTTATTCTCATCTTACAAGATATAAACCATTATTTGTATTATTTCCAGCATTATTCCCAGTAATATTACTTAAGTCTACATTAGAAAAATTCATATTACCATTGATAGTATCCATTAAAGTTGGGTTTATGTTTAAATTACCAGTAACTTCCGAGTTCATATCTGGGACAAAACTAGAAGCAGGAGGATTTATAGGTGAAGTACTAGGATTATTTAAATAATTTTTTAAATAATCTAAAACATTACCTGAACCTGAACCTGAACCTGATGTCGCACTACCTAAAAATATTTTTTCACCTGTAGTTTTGTTTACTAAATATTTGTTACCACCAATAGTTTCAATTGTACCTTGACCAAGAGTAGCGTTAAGTTTTTCTTTTTCTAGGTTATAGTTCTGCTCTTGTGTAGCTAATTGTAAAGCTCTAGCTTTTTCAGCTTCACTGACGGCTATTCCACTTTGTATTTTAGAGATAATAGTACTTAATTCGTTCTCATTTTGAGAGGTATAGAGGCTGGTTTCTCTAGCAAGTTTATTAGTTAAGAGTTCTTTTTCTGTAGTATAAGGTAATAGAGACTTTTCTTGATCTGATAATTGGTAGCCCATTTGAGTAGCAAGTGTTTGATTTGCATTTGCTAAAGCTTCATTGGCAGTTGTCAAAGCTGGTGTAAGTTCAGAAGTTTTTTGACCGACAATTCTATTTAATTGATTAGCATTTACATCAAATCCCCTAGTAGCGGCTGAATATGTTTGAGGTAATTCTCTTACTTGCCTATTAAGGTTAAATGCATTTTCTGATAATGTAGGTAAATTTAGTTCAGCCCCGATTCTTCTAGCCATATTAGCCGAGGTTTCTTGGCCAGCAATAGCACCTCGATATCTTGTCAAATAATCATTCTCTTGACCAGATTGACTAGCCAATAAAGCCTCATTGCCTAATTTTTGTTTTGCTAGAGTATCTGTGGCTTCTGTATAGTTATAATCTGCCATAGTTTTATCCTGTTATTGGTTTCATATAATAAAAAATCCCGTGCGATGACGGGACTAAATTGTCTTTAATAGTTTATTATACCATTTATGAAAGTGTAGCGCTAACCCAAATAGTACCATTCCATATTTTTAACTTATTTGTATCTGTACAAAAATAATAAGCCGTGCTGTTAGGTGATGTACCCTCACCCTCTGTTGGGAGATTAGATTCTAAGCCAGAACGAATGAATCTATTGCCTTCTCCAATATGTCTTTGTTTGATAGTCGCATTTGGGATATCTGATTGATGGACACGAGAAGACTCTAAATTTGAGACTCTTTCTGACAACTCACTAATCAATTTTTCGTAGTCCATTATTAACCTCCTAATCTAGTCTCTTTTGACATATCGTCAATTTCAAGACTAACATTTAAAAGTGTAGGTGTTGTTGTTCCTGTTGATGAGAATATATCACAAGCATACTCTATTTCGTTATAACGGGTCTTACCTGTACCAGATATAGAACCTCTGACAAAATTAGTACCCACTGTATCTTCAACTGGAAATAATGTCCAATTGTCATTCCTATCTAATTTATACTTAATTTGGACACTTTCACCAGTTTGTAATGGTTTAAAATTAGCAATAAGCGAGATAGCCTCTTTTTCTTTCCATGTCACACTAGAGTCTTCAACCATAAATTCAACTGTTCCACTAGGTGCATAACCATTTGATGGATCAATCATGTCTATTCCATACGATATTCCATCTCTCCACCCAACCAGTAATTTTTTACCAACTACCATTACTAATCCAGTTTCGGTAGTATTTAAATAGTTTCCACCAGATTGAATATATTGAAAAGATAGAGAGTCATCATATCGGATATTAGGACTTCCATATGAAAATACACCCCTTTGGAATATTGTTGAGTCTGAACGACCAACACCAAAATGTAGATAGCTCTTCCACATTGTTACTGCTTGTGGATATACTTCGATATAGTTATTATCAGTACTCTTTGGTAGGCGCTTAATTTTACTAGCACTTGCAGAGCCTTGATATATAAGCATGTCACCTTGATATCCAGCCCATACAAAAAGCTTTCCCTTAGAGCCTAAAATAGCATTGATTCCACCCTCTGGTACATCTAAATAAAAATTATATGTAGTAGAAACACCATCCCAAAAATAAAGCCTACCATTATCAAAATCATAGATATTGTCGCCTTTCATACATCCGATTACCAAGTATTCGTTATAGTATCCAAAACATCGTATTCTCCATCCAGCAGGTAACGTAATATAGTTTGGGTCATATAAAGTAGCTTCATATTTAGCGACGTATCTCTCATTCCCGAATACTAAAAATTGTAGCATTTTTGCAATTGGGTGAAATTCTGTATCGTCTACAAGAAATTGGAAGTATGTTTTAAAATCTACTGTTGCTAGACTGCTTGCTGTACCAGTTGTTACAGTTGTTGCGGCAACTGTAGAAGTCAAATGGAAATGATACTCTTCATTAAACAAAGGCCTCCATGGCGTATCAAATGTAACTTCAAACTGTCCTGCTAGTATATTGACTTGGTCGACTGTTTTAGAGGCAATAACGACGTTGTTTGAATCATGCACTGTTACAGTTAGATTCCCTGTACCAATAGAAGCTATTAGTATTGAAATAGATTTTTGAGGGTCTTTAGTAGGTGTAAATTTGCACATATCAGCTGCCACTTCTGAAATAGAAGTAGGAATTGTATATGTATTACCACTTAATGATTGACTTTGATCTATATCGTTTCTAGTAGTAGGTGATAAGAAAGGTACATCATCTGAATATGCAGGACTACCAGTTAATGTTAAATGGTTTGCATTTGCTGTTCCATCGGTAGAAGCATTATTTAGCGTATAGTAAGCAACTAATCCTAACATATTGACGGGGATTTGGTTTTCTTTATAGAAATTTATTTCATCAGCTGTTCTTATGTCGTTCCACAATCTAACTTCATCTATTTTCCCGTTTAAGAAGTTACCTACTGCACTAGCACCTTTATGAGCGCCCAAGTAGAGAGCAGATGCATTGTCTGAAATAGAGGTCAAAGCGCCAGTAGAAGTCCCTAGTAAATTTGCATTTAAATAAAATCTAGCCAATGAAGCAGAAGCGTCATAAGTAACTGCGATGTGTTTCCAAACCCCAGCAGTTAAATCACATTGTCTAGTGAGAGTTTCATATGCAGTACCATCGGTTGAGACGGAAAATCTTAATTGATAAGTTGTATTGTTTGATAAATTATTATCTTGGGTTGAGTCTAATGTAGGAGTTGTACTACCTGATATAGAAGTGTAGTAATCAGCATGGATACGACCTACTCCGCCATTACCTGCTAATCCATATCCTGTACCGCCGTTTGCAGTTATTAACCCAACTCCTAGTGATCCTGTTACAAATTTTAAGAGTATTGAACCGCCAGCGCCACCACCACCGCTAGAATCAGGAGATACACCTGTTCCACCATTTCCACCATTTGCCGTTATCGAACCAGTTATAGTTGCAAGATCATTTGTATAGATTAAAATTATTCCACCGCCAGCACCGCCGCCGAATGCTTGATCGCCCGTAGCGCTACCATCTTGAGCGCCACCTCCGCCGCCACCACCGAATGGCAGAGTTGTTAATGATGCATTTCCATATATTGAACCACCCAGTCCAAATAAATTTACTGAACTTCCAATACCTTTTCCATCTATCCCAATTGAACCATTTGCTCCACCACCACCAGATGAATCGCCACTAGAACCAACTTGTCCACCACCACCACCATTTCCATTAGCAGTTCTAATTTGAGACGACACGGCTAAATTACTTTCTCCACAATAAGCCTTTGAATTAGCACCAAGCGCTCTTATGCCGTTTCCTCCTCTGAATCCGCCGCCCGTTGCTCCTGTGATAGTTGAAGTAGTACCACCATTAGCGCTAATAGAACCTGATATGGTCAAAGTTCCATTACACAAGAAAGCTAGTATGCCTCCAGTTGTGCCATTCCACGCTTTAGCAGAATAAGTTTTACCTGAATTTATAGTTACGGCTGAATATTGTTTAAGAACCCTAACTTGTGATCCTGTTGTATACGTTTTTAAGAGAGGATTTAATAGAGTTATCGTCCCAGCAGTATACGAAACTATCTCATTCCTTTCATATAATCCAGCGTCACTACCTTGAGTTTGATGAATTAAAAGAATTTGACCTGCTGCAAATGAAGCGTTTGTAGCACTTAAAGTATAAGCCCCTAATATACCAGTACAAGCACTATCTATAGGTGCTTCAGTAGTATCAGCAGCGATTGTTAATGCTCCATCTGAACCAGAACCGAATGAAGCAGACACACCAGCTATATCAAATTTATATGATCGTGTTGCACCTGATTCATCCCATTTAGCAAGAATTGTTTGTGAGTTACCAACTGTTGGTAGAACTGCTGGTTTTATAGACGCTTCGATACTTAAATCTCCAGTTATAGATAAAGAAGCAGCATCGGTTTTTGAGCCATATTGAGTAGCGCCATCTAAGACAAGAGAATACGTGTTAAGTCTAACTCCACCTTGAGAACCTAAAAAATCATCATTAAATTTTGCATTAGGGTCATTTATTCTTCCGTATCTTCCAATAACTTTGTCGCCAGTGTAATAAACTGAATTATCTTCAGCAAAATAACATAAACCATTACCATGACAGTTAGGGATTGTTCTTAGAGCCGTCCACGATCCAATTAGTGTTCTTTGGTAAAAAGTACCAGCGTCACCAAGTACATAAGTTAAACCGTTTATTGTTTGCTCTCCCCACTTAGGCAAATCAACAACAACTGTTCCTGATTCTTTAACTGGTTTCCATCCTAGTGTTATTTCACGGGGGTTTGAATCGTTTATAGATCGACCAAAAGAATACGAATCAACACTACCTTCTTTTAAAAAGTCAGAAATACCGTTCTTAAATCTAGCTTTAGATATAACTTGTTTTGCCATATTAAATGATCGATTGTGTCCATGCTTTTGAGGCTGGTGTATATCGATTTGGTCTTTCAATGATAATTCGTTTGTCATCTCTACCAGAATAAGCAGAAGCTAATCCTAGTAAACCAGCACTATTTTTATCACTTCCTCTGTCTCTATTTGCATTATTACCATCACCTGTCCAAAATTTGTTATTCCACCATGTAGCAATTTCTATACTTGAACGAGACCCCGCATAGAAATCCGCTGTGACACCATCCACCAATAGCACATGGCCTTCATCGGGGATTTCTGGACATTCGCAGACTCTATACGAGGCACCGATTACGGTATCGCCCTCAAAATTACTAGAGAGAGTGATTGATGTAGCGGATGTGTAAGCACTGATTTTATACCAGTAGCCTGCACCATATACTTCGGAGGTGATTTGTAACCATCTTCCTACCATGGCTTTTGTGAATGTCGTACCTGAACCTACAATAGCAGTTGAATTGAGTGTAGCGGTGATTGTTCCAGTTGTATAATCTTCAACAGTCAAGTTTCTATCCCTCATAAAAGCATTAAAAGTATAAGGATATATTCCTTGAGGAATAGGCCAAATACCAAAATCATTATGACGATAAAAAATAAATTGAGGATATGCAGTTGGTTGAATCTGAATAGCATTGAATAAATCCCATTGAGTTTGTGAATAGATAGGGCTTAATACGTTTTTAAATGATCCTACTTCTACTGTACAAGTATCACCTTTAATTACACCTGCTGGGTAACTATAAAATGGAGTATTTACGGCGGTATTACCTGTCTTAGGCTGCGAAGTAATATAACTTTGCATTTCTGCTAGTGTTTGTTGATATCTTGCGCCTAAATTTACCTTAAATTGATTGAGTAAAATAGTGTCAGTTGAACCCACTTGCCCGATATTAGAGAGAAAATTGTTTTTAATATCAGTGTAAGATAATTTTATTTTGCCCTCCTTTTTAAAATAGTGATTTTTCCAGTATCTAAATCTTTATGGCATTTTGGACAAAGACATATATAATCATTTTTATCATCATATTTACCAGAAATATTTGCCCAATGACAACCATGTTTACCTCCAACGTCTCCACACATAGAGCAATTACTAGTTTTACCTAGTCTATAATGTAATGCTCTATATCCAGCGTAAGCACCTTTCCATGCCCAATGTTCATTTTCAGAACATTTACCTTTTCGAGATTGACTAATTTTAATTTTCATTTCTTCTGATATATGTGTTCCAAAACGATAATGTTTGATTCCTGATAAAAATCCTTCTAATCCTTTATTCCAAGGAATTTTACCTTTATGTGCTTCTGATAGATTGTTTCTCCATTCTTCAGATATTGGTGGTCTTTTGTAACCACTTTTATGTATGTACATTCCTTTTGGCATAATTATATAAAAAAAGCCCGTCTTTCGACGAGCTAAATTGCTTTAATAGTTTATTATACCATTATTCTGGTTTCTTTAATTCTGAAGTTTCTTTTTTCTTTTCAACATCTTCAAGATTACCTATTTCTTGAATCATTTGGAAAGTTTCTATATATGGTCGTTGAGCTAGATAATTGAGTATTTTTTGTAGAAGTTCAAGAGATATTTTCTTCATATTAAGTGATTATAACACTTAATTAAGCTGCTTCATAAGTGAGTAATTATTTTGTAGTCTTAAGAATCTCATAGATTAAAAAATATAATTAAAACTACCACCTTGATATACAAGGTCTGCATTATCAATAATATTAGCAATAACATCTAATCTCCAAATAGTAGATGTTCTATTTATAATAGTACCACAATAAGGAGTAGCACCCCAAGAACCATAAGCAGCATTAAAAATCGCTACTGCTACTGGAATAGTTGATGGCATCGTAAAATTAATTTGATTTCCTGTACCATTTTTTTTAACATTTGAACTTGCTAATCCAAACTCAAAAAAACATTTATTTCCAATAATTTTAAATTTATATGTACCACTTGGTTGTTGTCCACCAGTTCCGTTATCTATTTCTGCAGTATCCCATGTTGGTGCAGTAGAAACAAAAATGGCAGGAAAACCAATAGGATTCTCTATATGACTATAAGCAAATTCTGTTATAGCAGCATTAGCTACTGTATAATCTGCCCCACCTGTTAGAGTAAGTAATGTATCAGCTACACCAATAATGTACATGTATTTGAATGAGCCACCTTGTTTAAATCTTATTTTATCTCCCTTTTGATATATAGAAGCAGCACCACTAGGTACTGTCATAGTACTAGCACTTGCATAGGTAGGTTGAGATGTAATGACTACCCATCCGTTTGTAAAATCAGTAGTAACACCACTAGCTGTTTGCCAAGTAGCATCTCCATTAGCATCAGAAGTTAAAACTTTATTTGCACCTGCTCCAGTAGTTATTTTAAGCAATGGAGTAGTTATTTTCATCCCTGTGTATAAAGTCAATCCCGCTGCTCCAAAACGAGCTATTTCGTTAGCTGCCATAGTTCCACCAGTGTGAAAAATAACTTCTTTGGCTGTAGTAGCCGTTCCAATTGTCAAGTGGTTGCTTGAAGCGTAAAGGTATGTATCTAAAGCACCAGAGATTGTCCAAGTACCTACTGAATAAGCAGAAGAGTTTATCCCTAAATCGATAAAGTTAGTTGTTTCATTTCCATTGTCTGCGGTACAAACTACGTCTGAAGAAGCAGAAGCACCATTTAGGGTATTTTGAATGTTTGATTGTATATAGTTGTTGTAAGAAGCAGTTACTTTAAAAGCGTCAAAATCAGTAGTTGTCCCCTTAGCAACTAATAATTTACCATTTATAGTTGCAACAGTAGTACCAGTATTGCTACCAAAATTTATGTTTGTTGTAGAACCAGCTGCACCGCCAGTACCGATATTTAAAGTTTTAGTATAAGTGGAAGCTGTGACACCTGAACCTATGTTTG